GGTAACATTTGCATCTGCGGTTACCGTGACCGATCCTACCGATCCGGTAGCCGCTAATCCCGTTGCGGTAACATTTGCATCTGCGGTTACCGTAACGCTTCCAACACTACCAGTTCCAGCTATACCCGTTACATCAACGGGAACCGGCTCACCCCAAGTACTGGAACCCCAAGTAGAGCGGCCCCAGCCAGTTACACTTGCCATGCTACGCTATACGAATAATCGCGTTACTTGAATCTGCCGCAGGGAAAGCAATCGTGAACGTACCAGCAGTGGCCGTTTTCAATGCACCAAAATCTAAAATAACAACAGACGGATCACCGCTCGCACTATCATTAAAAATCATTGCACCCATAGCCGAAAACGTAGCAGTAGACCACGAAGTATCAGCGAAATCGGTAAGAGCAGTAGTACCGCTGCTGGAAGGGTCTATCCGCGTAAGCGTGTTGCCCTTGGCAGAGTAGTTCGTGCCACTGATTTCGTTACTAGTGGTATACGCCGTAGTAGCGGCAGTGAATGAAGAACTATCTGTGTACAGTGCAATCTGGAATGTACTTCCACCGGAAAGAAGGAAGTTGTGCTTTGCTTCCATCAATTCCTTTTTGAAAGAGGTACACATAAAATTTCCTGAAAATGCCATTATAGTTTCTCCACGGAATTGGCCAAATCATGTTGGTCCGCCAATCGCAATAACGTGACCACCCTGGAACGATCTTCCTTGATCGCTTCCCTGATATAAAAATTAACGGTGTTGTATACCTGATCCTTAAATACTCGCGCCTGCTCCGCAATAGCAGGAAGCGCATCCTCCCCTACACTGATAATTCGATCAGTAGCACGTTGTGCCCAATGCTCAGGCGGTAAATGACAATTATTCGTAGTGGTTACCGTCACATTTCCAATTTCCCCACTGATCATTGGGCTGCTGTCATCTGCGGCGATACCCTTATCGTGCCATTCCTGTATTCATCGACAGTCATACGGCCCTCTGCCTGCATCTTCAGAAGATCTAGTGCTTCCTGATACCTTTGCTGATACAACTGCATCATGTCCACGTCACCTTTCATGTAGGTGTACGCCTCAACCAGAGAGCCATAAAGCAAGACAGTATCGGCGTTGGTGCCCAGCCACGAAGGACTCGTATCAACGATTGAAGCTGGCTGATAGTAATAATGAAGCTCTGTAACGAAATCAGCGTTAGGTGTAGGGCCAATGATAAACGTGTCGCTCGCGAAAATACCGTAGTACTTGGGAACCCCTTCCGTGGATGCGTTGGGATACGTCGATCTAATGAAATTCGCATCTTTGTTCAATAAAAATATTTGGTTGCTGGAACTTGTAATTGCTAATGACAGTGGAAACAAAAAGTCGGTGGGCATCCCTAGATACTGATTACCATCGGTAATCGTGCCAGCGACATTCTTGCGGTTCACGGGCAGGTTGACTGAGCGATAGATGCGCTGTTCAGCCTGCTTGATGAACGTGGGAATCGCGGCCACGAAATTCGTTTCCGTGTTCTCGCAATAATCCTTGATCGCGGCAGTCAATTCATCATAGGTCATGTGGCCACCGTCACAGTCCCCACCTGTCCATGCGCCATAATGTTGCCCGATCCACCTCCGTTCCCATTTCCTACGGGATCAAACGCAAACAATTGCCTGCTAATATCTTGCGATAAATCGGGACGCGGGTTTCTCAGTGCCTGTGGGTCAGCATAATCACCAAGCCTGCCTAAAAAGTTCTGCGGTTGGTCTTCGTCCAACATGTCCCTGCCAACCATCAATCCTGTCATGCGACCAGCCCTGACTTGTGGCACAAGATCCTTGATCTTATATCGGAATCCTGTGCGATCACAAAACCCGAACGCATATTTGCCATTGGCAAATTTAGCCATCAGGAATAGCCTCCGGGCACAAAGTGTACAGAAGCACGATCACGATCTTCCTGTTCCGCCAACTGCCACTGAAATTCATATTCAGCTTTAAGTTCAGAAGATCGCACAAACGCTTCTGGATACTTCTGGGATATCATATAGGCTAGGCCAGACACCAACGCCGGTAGGAAACGAGCAGGCACGTCTGGATCGGTAGATCCCACAGCACCTGTATCCTCGATACGCCGTATTTGCTGATAAACAAACGTGTAGGCTTTATCGGGTGTAGGCCACAGATACACAACCGGAGCATCACGTTGCTTGTCGATATACAAGTTTACAGGACGCCCTTCGGTAAGCTTGTTTGGGATCGTGGAATACTGAGATACACTGAACCGTGACAGCGGCAGATCGCTTTGCGACGTACCAGATCCATCACGAATCCAATGCTGAATCAGATCAACGGTATCAGCATCCATCGTGACCGTGGAGGTGCCCGCCGTCAAGGTTTTGGTGCCCTGCTCGACGGTCCAGAAGTTGAGGCCACGATTCACCCATTCAAGGCTCAGAAGATTGAGAGATCTACGGGCTGTTTCGATGTCGTAGCCTGTCCTCGACTGAAGGCCGCATCTCTCAAATGCCTCTTCTATCACCTCTGAAATTTCGAGGTTGAATGTAGAAGTTCCCGAAGTGGCCATTATTTATCCCTGAATTTATTGCATAATGCAGTATTGAAATCCGGCACACCCTTGACCTTTTTAGAGGTACTAATCAATCCGCCGCTTCTCATACGAGCATAGTCCTGCAGATTCATACTGTTGGCAATCGCCTTTTTCAGCATACCACGAGTAGCCATTGAATCATCTTCAAACTTTTTGGCTACATCCGGCTCATTTGCATACAGATACCTTCTCTGTTTCTCGCTCTTAAAGGGCATCTCTAAAACGCCTTCCAGTTGGGATATTCCTTAGCAATATGACTCGTATGGCCGACCTGTTCCTCATAACCGGGATAATTTTCGACAAGCTTACTGTAGTAGCCCCAGTTATGATCCGCCTCCGCCTTCTGGCGAGCGATCTCATTATACTCTGGAACCTTCGCGGCAGAGTTCTTCAGATCAGCCATTAGTAGCTCTTCCTCAGATAGAGCATTACGGTATAGCGATCACCGCTTGAATGACCCGTGGTAGTGAACAGGACATCCCCATTAATGCCACTGCCAGCGTTATTCGGGAGGGGGCCACCGCCACGGAAGTCGAAATAGCCGTATCCGCTGAGTGTCCAGCAAATAACGTTAGTGCTGGCGTTCCAGAGGATATCGACGGTCATGCCAGAGCAATCATAGGAGATCTGCTCAATGGCTACTCTGGCACAAGACCTTCCTGTGCCAGATTCCGTACTGAGGGCGGATACATCGACTTTGGCTACAGCAGCTTCACCGCTACCATCGGAGATGTTGGTGAACTTCATAACCGCGATGCGGTCGCCGTCTTGGATCGTTTGGGACGTTACTGCATCAGCCATCTGATTCTCCCCACGAGGACAGGGCTTCTAGCCCCGCTCGCTATAGGAGATAACAGTTACCCATCCATCTGAATGGGTAACCTTATCTCAATTAATCACATTAGGACAGCGATGCAGTCGTCACATATTCGATAATGAACGTGAACGATCCAGCAGTAGTAGCATCTACGGTATTCGTGATGTTGCAGTAAACTGTCCGTGCGGAACCAGCATACACAATCGACACGGGAGCAGTAGTAGTACTCTCAGTTCCACTTATCAACGTGAGCTTTACGACGTTACCCACCACAACTGTCGTGCCACCATCTAGAATCTGATCCGTGACCGCCGCAACAATCTGGGCACCGGAGCTTGATGTTCCAACCTCAAATCCGATGTCTCCCGTTCCGATAACCGGAGCCGTGATACAGACAATGGAGATGTTGGTGATGACGGTGTTGGCTGGCTGGGTAAACTCACCGATAGCTGAACTATCGCCTGCCGTGGTGTTGACCGTAACGCCTGAAGCGTGTCCAACACCCTTTCCTAGAACGACTCTGGTGGTATAAGCACCAGTTGAACTGCCCTTATCAACGGATTGAAATCCGTTCTCTGATCGTACTGGTCCTGAAAAAGTCGTGTTAGCCATGATCTTCTCCTGTCTTGGCTAGTGTCTGCCGATTACTCGACAGTCAGGAAAAAAGAATTACACCCTATATGGGGCAGGGGCCGAAGCCCCCACCCCACTAGGGTTGTACAGTCTAGGGGCAGACCCCTTGGGGAGCAGGGAACATACCTACTCCTCTCTCACACCATCTGAACGCTCGGCAGAGGTGAGCCTCCCTCTGTTATTCCAAGCAAACCGTGCTTCAGACTACAGGCTGCCTTTTTGCGTCATCTCTGGTTGTGCTAGATGACGAATTTATACTACGCTCCGGGTGAACCCCAGATCCCAAGCGGATCGGAGACACCGAAGCTGTACCGCTCGCGAGCCTTGTAGCGAACATTTCCGGTATCGAAATCACCGTCCATGCTCGTTTCAAGTGCCACACGATTGAAGTGCTTCATACCATCCGGCACATCAGTCAGCAAGAACCACGCATCCGTATCTGTCAGGAAGTGATTCACGACCGTACCGTTCGGAACAACACCCATCGAACGCGCCGCGTTGATATCGTTGTCCGCAGTACCGGGGCGAAGCTCAGATTTCATCACCCGTGTCGCCACAAACTGCAAATCGGGCGGGATGACAAGCGTCTGGGGACGAGCAGCGATCAGTAGACCACGCTCGTCGGTCCATTTGCCAATCTGAATTACAGCAGCCTCAAGTGAGGTCTCGTTGAAGTCAACGGCAGTCGCTGGACGGTTGGAGTTCTTGCCACCGGAAACAAGCGGGTGACCGTCACCACCAGTTACGCCATCACTAGATGCCGTGAAAAGATTTACACCATCGCCGCTCTGATAAGCGTTAGTGAACCCGTTGTTAAGCGGGAACACGGCCTTTACCTGCTTGGTGTGGGCCATGGCGCGAGCCAAAGCCTTGGTATAACGAGCCGACAAGGAATCATAGAGATTGTCTTCCATGGCCTCTTCCGTAATGGCAAAGCCCATAGCGATGGTCTCGTGATTGTAGCGAGCCGTGAAGCTCTCCTGTGCAGCATCGTAAGAAATCGCAGACCCCTCATCCTTCACCGGGGCAGCGTCGAAGCCCGAAAGCTTCACTTCCTCCTCAAAAGACCTACTGGAGCTTTCCGTCTCATAGATCTCGGTATGCTCGTCATCATACCGTGCATACTCAATACCAAAAAGAGCGTTGAGCCCCGGAAGCAGTTCCTTGAGAAGTTGTGCTCGTGAAATAGCCATTAGTCAGCCTCCTATACGCCAGTGGCGTTCAAATAGGAATGATTAGAAGCTGACCCGCTAGACGCAGCGTTGAACTTCACGATTACATCAGGATAAGTATCACTTGCCGTAGTGCCTTTCGGCGGCAAGCTAGATGGGCCATCGACAAAATCAATAATGCGAAGAGGCAGCGTGTTCGTTGTAGCAGGGGTGCTGCCGTCAAGCGCATTCTTGGATTTACCGAAAGTAGTATTGCCAGCCGTGACGACCACAGACGCATTCATACCGCGATCTGTAGTGTTTAATGCCTCGTCAGACTGCATTTGGAAT